TCTCAGTTCGTTACGGATTCGGAGCTGAACACGTTCGTTAGGCTAGCGGCCTATGAGCTTTACGACATGCTCATGACCTCTTACGAGGATTGGTTCGCTACCAGTTACTTTGCTATCCAGACGAACGGAAGCCAGGCGAACTATCCCGTTCCGGATGGGGTTACGAACTACTTGGGGAACAACTATAACGGCACCTCGGGAACCCCCGCCCCGGCTTTCTATAAGCTTGCCGGGATGGATTTGAACGTAAACACGTCCGTTTTGACGCCTTCGCGCGTGACGCTTCTCCGGTTCAACTTCATTGAACGCAATAAGTACGTTTATCCCAACTCCACGAGCACGATTTATGGCGTATACAATATGCGTTATAGGCTCATGGGGAATCAGATTAACATTATCCCTACCCCAGCGGGCAATCAGACGCTTATCGCGTGGTACAGCCCACGGCTTCCTAGACTATTAGCTGACACGGATCTGACGACGATTGGCGTATCCGGATGGCTAGAATACGTTATCGTCCGCGCGGCCATTTATATGCTCGCCAAGGAGGAGGGGACGGACGTTTCGACGCTCAAGGAGGAGCTTCTCTTTCTTAAGACCCGAATCGAGCAGGCGGCGCAGAATCGCGACGCCGGGGTGCCGGATACGATTTCTAAAACTCGCCAGGATGACGTTTATGGTAGCGGCTGGGGTGGCGGATCGACATCGAACGGTGGCTGGTGATGGCCATTTCGCAATCCCTTCCCTATCCGCTTCAGCAAACGCAGCTTGTTAGTCAGGTTAATACCCTAGCGGCTAATCCTCTTTTGGGCGGCAATCCCGTTACCCAAATCATGCTCAATGCGAATACGCCTAAAACCTTTTCTCACGGCTTGGGGAAGGTTCCACAGGGGTGGATCATTACGGATATTATGAGCGACGCGAGCGTATGGAGAACGCAGCCCTTTAACTCCACGACGTTGACGCTAGAGGCGAGCGCGGAAACCACTATTAATATCTTGGTGTTTTAATGATTCCGATAAAGGATGCCGTTCGCGTAAATTTCAGCGCCGGACTGGATACTAAAACAGACCCCAAGCAAGTTGACGCGTCCAACTTCCTCGCCCTGAATAATTGCACCTTCACCACGGGCGGCCAGCTTACGAAGCGCAATGGCTTTGCCGGGGCGTTCTCTACCTCCACCAATACCCCTTCATTGACTTATTCAGCGGTTCCCAGCTCAATTTCCAGCGCCCGCAAGATATTCAGTTACAACAATGAGCTGTGCCTTTTGGATGGATGGAGCCTTTATAGCTGGGATGAAGCTAATACTTCCTGGATCTATAAAGGGCGGAACACTTCGGTAAACTTGGCGACACAGAGTATCGTCGGCGGCGCGAATACTATAACGCAATGCGATAGCTCGATTGATACGACGACAGGAATTAAGATATTCTCCTTTGCCGATGCGCTCGGCGTTTACTACTCGATTCAGGATATCGCTACGGGTCAGTTCATCGTAAACCAGGCGTTTATGGGGGCTTACGTTCGTCCGCGCTGCGTTTCTATTTCCGGAAAATCCTGGGTACTTGCCGTAAATCCGGCCAATAGCGAAATTTATTACCAAGCTATCGTAGGGCAGACAGTTACGGGATCGCCTACCGCCATCACATTCAGCACGGCAGTTAACAATGTGTATACTTTTACGGTTTCTTCCGCCAGCGCACACGCGGGGGCAACCTATACCAACAACGGAAACACCTATACCGTCGTGGCGACAACCTCCGGAGCTACCACGTTGCTGGCGAGAGGAAGCGCCGCGCCGCTTGCTAGTGGAACTCTCACCAAGGCATCTGGAACCGGCGACAGCACGATCACCTTTTCTTCCTATGCTGCGCCCAGCATTTTCTTCGATGCCGACGTTGATCCGCATACGGGAAACATTTATGTCGCCTATTCCAATACGGACGAAGGAGCGACGATTGCCCTAATGTCGTCTTCCATGACAGTTACGGCAAGCCAAGATAATATTTTCGATCCGCCGTCAAACGGCCTTTCTTGGTTCGGCGATGGCACGAATATCTGGGTGGTCTACAATAATGGGACCGATACTAGCGCATTTATCGTAAACAACGCAGTGACTTCAACCGTAGCCGCAGCGACGATAATCGATTCTGGCTCTACCGCTGCAAACGTAAACAACGTCACGGGCGTTTGGTCTTCTGCTTTCAGCCAGGCGTTTATCTTTTACGATCCGCTAACTACATATAATTCGTATCTATTCACGGTCTCGTCGGCCAACGCTTCTATTGGGGCAACCTATACCAATAACGGAAACACCTATACCGTTATCAAAACAGCCTCTAGCTCTACAATGCTTTTGGTTCGTGGAATGGCCGCACCGGGCGTCAGCGGGACGCTAACTAAGGCAAGCGGAACTGGCGACAGCACGATTACCTTTTCCGCCGTTTCGGAGGTGGGCACGTTTACTTCTGTTGCTAGAATAAACTTCAATACCGCTACGCTTTCTGGAAGCGCGATCACTCCTGGAACGCCCAATCTTTTTATGAATACTTTGAGCATAAACTCAAAGGCGTTCGCAGTTAGCGGCATTCCCCACCTTGTTGGCCTCTATACCTATCCCTCCTATGCGCCGAACATTCCGAGCAATCAGCAAGTAATTCAGGCGACAAACTTCCTTTTGAATCTATACAATTTAACCTCAACCATGGGCGGCAATTCATCTTCTCCCGATGTAATTGCCAATATCGCGGGCAAAATATCTCCTGATGAGGCCGCATTAATTGCCCCTATCGTAGGCTATACGCCGGGCGTTCATTTAAACCAGGGCAGCAATTGGGAAATGGCCCTTCTGCAAAGCTCAAATTATACGCTGGAATCGGGAAATACGCTTTATTCTCCTACCGGCGTGATTGATGCGCAGTTCAACTTTTCGTTGTCTAATCCGGACGTTCAGATTTTAGGAAATAATGCTTTGATTGCGGGCGCAGAAGTCGCCATGTATGACAGCGCTTCGGTTGTTGAGCAGAATTTCCATATCTACCCCAATGCCCAAATTGTCGGAGCCGTGAATACCTCGGGCGGCAACATGGGGCTTTCCGGAGCGAATTCGCTTTATAGCTATATTTACGTTTACGAATGGATTGATAACCAGGGCCAGGTTCATAGGTCTTTTCCCAGCCCTGTCATAACGCCGCTCGCGGCCGGGGAATCTTATACATTTGCTTCTGGCACGACGACCGGGCAGGTTGAACTGGAAATTCCGTATCTTGGCGTCACTAATAAGGGCGGCAAACAAGTCTATGTAAACGTTTACCGTACAACTGCCAATGGCTCAATTTACTATCTTCTCCCGAACGTCACCCTGCTGCCCGGAGTAGGAAATTGGGGAACGATACTTAATGAGCCTTATGGCGGGATTCAACTATATCTAGACAATTTTTCAGATGCAGACATTATTGGAAATACGGAACTCTATACGACCGGAGCCCTTGGCGACTACGCCCCCCCCGCCACATCGGCGCTAACCAATTTTAAGAATCGGTGCATTAACTTCGCATCTGAAGATGAATATCAAATCGGCTATTCCAATGCCGTTTTGCAGAATTTCCCGGTTCAGTTCGTCCCTGAGTTTGTTTTAAATATCGGAACCGTTGGCGGCCCCCTCGTGGCCGTGGCTCAAATGGACGATAAGATGATTTTCTTTAAGCCGGGAAGCCAGCCCGGCCCTGCCATTTACTATATGGTAGGAACCGGACCCGCCCCTTCTGGCGCTAATAATGATTTCACCGATCCCCTTCCCGTGGCCGTAGATGCCGGGTGCGTAAACCGCGCCTCTGTAGTGCTCATGCCCGAGGGATTAATGTTCAAGTCCTCGAAGGGTATTTACCTTCTCAATCGAGGTCTACAGGCACAGTACATTGGCGCCCCGGTTCAGCAATATAACCAGTATGACGTACTCTCGGCGCAGCTTATCCCCAATACTACGCAGGTGCGTTTTCTCTTAGAGGCGGGCGCTACGGATCTTCAGGGCAATGCCGTTTCCATGCTGGTCTATGACTATTACTATAAAAGGTGGGGTACCTTCTCAGCCCCATCTGGAATTTCGGATTGCATTTACCAGGGGCAGCATACTTACGTCTCTTCCACGGGTCAGGTCTACCAGGAAACCCCCGGAAGCTATACGGATGGAACGTCTCCCGCCGTACCTGTAACCATGAGCTTTACCACGTCCTGGATTAAGCTTGCGGGCTTAGTGGGGTATCAGCGGGCCTATTTCTTTTTCCTTCTCGGGGAATATTACAGCCCGCACCAGGTTCAATTGGGCCTATATACGGACTATTCCACCACGCCGGATACCACGCCGAGCTTTACCCCTACTACGGATACGCTTGAGAACTGGCGCGTGTTCTTTGCCAAGCAGCGTTGCCAAGCGTTCCAGATTCAATTTAAAGAGGTTTATACGGGCACCTCTGGGCAGGGGCTTAACCTTTCGGGCCTTAATCTAATCGTTGGCGCGAAAAACAAGTTCAGAACTATCTCCGCCGCTCAATCCACTGGTTAAAGCAGCGATTTCCCCTGTTTTGAGGTCCGGCATGAGGCAACTAGCCCAATATTTTACGGAGCGTGAAGGGTATTCCTGCGTTCAGCGCGAGGAAGGCTTTGCTGCGTATAAGATCGAAGGGGATTACTGCTATCTTAGGGATATCTGGGTTGATCCCGATTACCGCAAGAAGGGCATTGCCGCTGCTATCGCAGACGAAGTTGCCGACCGCGCCCGCAAGGCTGGGTGCCGTTATATGACCGGAAGCGTGGAAACGTCCCTTCCCTCTGCCACGGCATCGACAAAGGTGCTTTTAGCTTATGGGATGGAAATAACCGGCGTTATCGGGTCCGGGATTCTGTTTAGGAAGGTGCTTTAGATGGGTGCATTGACCGGATTGCTTGGCGTAGGCGGGGGGGCCGGGGGGACCACGTTTGGTGGTCCTCAGATGGCAAGCCAGCAGGGCAACAACAACATGCAAACCGCCTACAACATGCTCCAGGGCGTGGCGTCGGGCACTGGGCCTAATCCGGCTCAGGATCAGTATAACGCGAACATTCAGAACCTAGCCAAACAGCAGGCCGGTGCGATTGCTTCGGTACAGGGTATTTCCCCGGCCCTTGCCACCCGCATGGCTTCGCAGCAAGGCTCTGCGGCAATGCAGAACGCAGCGGCTCAGGGGCAGGCTAATACGGCAGCTCAGCAATTGGGCGCCATGGGTCAAATGGGCAATATTGGCGGAATGCAGCAAGGTGCCGCTAACCAGATGATGGCCAGCATGAACCAGACGAATGCGGGCCTGGCGCAGACGACCATGCAGGGGCAGCAGGGCGTAATTGGTGGCTTGTTTGGTGGTGCGGGTACGGCCATGGGAGCGGGTGCTCCTGCGGCAGCAGATGGGGGGCAAGCCGGGGTGGATTTCAGCAATCCAGTGCAACAATATAGTGCTCCCGCAATGAATATTCCGGTTCAGGCGCAGCAGCAGAATGGACAGGCGGCGCAGACGCGTAGCCTTCTGAGCCAATTCCTTTCTGGTGGCGGAAATAATCAGCAGCCGATTAGCGGTCCTGCGGCGATTGCCAAGGGAATGACCACCTTCGGCGCTGGGCTTCATAATCAGTTCGCGGGCTCTCCTGCTCCGGTTGATTCCTCAGGTGGCGAATCGGACATGCCTTCTCCTTATGGCCAGGATGCCGTTATGCCTTCGGGAAACCCCATAGGACCGGCTTACGGTTTGGGCTTTGGTGCTAACCCGGTTGCTCCTCCTGGCATGGCTATGGGTGGAATGACGAAAGACTATCGCTCTGGCGGGAACGTAAAAGCGTCTTCGCCTAAGCAAAAGGCGGTTAAGTCCGGGAACTCTTACGCTAACGATAAGATTCCTGCGGTGCTCTCCGAGGGGGAAGTAGTTCTTCCACGAAGCGTAATGCAAAGCGCCGATCCCATTAGGTCTTCCGCTGATTTCGTAGCCAAAGTAATCGCCAAGCGCAGGGCGGGTAAATGAAGATCGATATTCGGGGCCTGAAAAAGATCGCATCAGACGGGAAAACAACCACATTTCAAACGTCTAAAGGCCATAAGTTTATCGTGGCGCACAAGGCCCTGAGCCCTTCCGGGGAAAAGGCCCTATCCGCCATTCCTTCGATGTATCAGGAAAGCGACAGGCCGGACTATTCCAACGTGAGCGCATCGGCGAATGCTCCCGTGGCCCTGGCCGGGGGCGGGGGCGTGGGTGGTCAAACGCAGCCCATGTTTCATGGCGTGAAATCTAAGATTGCTGATTGGGCGGGAAACGGCAATCCGGGCCTGCAAACAGAGCTTCCTTCTGAGGTTAAGGGCAATCCTTTGGAAGTTTCGATGGATCGAACGGCTGAGCCCATGAGCGGCGGGGATTATTCGCGCGTAAATGCTCCCGTGGAAAGCGAAGATATCTCCTTTGCTCGGGGCGGGATGGTACGCCGATACGCTGAAGGAACGCCGGATGCCCCCGTTTCCCCGGACGATGCCGCCCAAGATCGGTTAGATTCGGCCAAAAAGCTCGGCATTGCGAAGTATCTTCCCGCTATTGATGCCGCTCCGGTTCCCTCTAACCAGGCTGACGCCAGCACGCAGGGGGCGATTGGTCCTCCTTCCGTTGGAAACTCTCCCGCTTATGCGCTTCCTAGCGGAATGCAGGATTTAACGCAAGGCTACCAAACGCAGCTAGGCGGATTGCAGAAACAGCAGCAGGCCAACCAGATGACCGCTCAGGCGCAGGGGCAGCTTGGCCAGGAACAGGCCACGACCTATGGCGCGGGCATTAATCAGTTAAGTAATCTTAACAATCAATTCCAGCAGCACTATCAGAATATCCAGAATGAGCGCCAATCGCTTATGCAGGAAATGCAATCCGGCGCCGCGCACCTTGATCCCCAAGCGTTTATCAAGAACATGAGCACCGGGGGCCGCATTATGACCGGCATTGGCTTGGTCCTAGGAGGCCTTGGGGCCGGTATGACCCATGGGCCTAACCTTGCCGCCGAATTCCTTTCCCGGAATATCGACCGAGATATTGATAACCAACGGGCTCAGCTCGGGGTTAAGAATAATCTTCTCAACTTCAATTTTCAGAACTCTCGTGATCTTCGAGACGCTGCCGACTTTACCAAGCTCAACTCCATGGACATGGTGAGCATGTATCTCAAGCGTCAGGCGGCCCAAATGCAGAACCCCTTAAATCAAGCCGCCGCCCTGAATACTTCCGGAGAGATTGATAAGCAGGCCGGTGCGCTTCAGAACCAAATCGCGCAGCAGCGTGCCCTTCGAGATATGGCGCTTAGGGGTGCCCCTGGATCTGAGGAACAATTCCAAAATGAGAATAATGCTCTACGTTCCGGAATGTTCGGTAAACAAGGGGAAGGCCTAGCGAAAACTCGCGAAGAGCACCACGTTCCGAATCTTCCTGGTCAATCGAGCATTCCGGTGCCGGAATCGGCGCAAAAAGATTGGCAGGAGATGAATAATCTTCAGAAGACCTACCAGGACGCGCAAGACTATATGGCCAAGGTCGGCTCTACTGGCGCGTGGAATCCAAGCCTGTACGGCGAGGGCCAGGCGCTTAAAGAGCGCATGATGACCTCTGTGCGCAACTTAGAGAATACGAAGCGGTTCACGCCATTCCTTGCCGATCAGTTTAGGAGCATGGTTCCGGATCTTACGGGAACGCACCTTACCGGCATGGATCAGGCTAAGATCAACTCTGGATTGCAGGAGCTTGGCAATCAGATGAAGACCTTCAAGCAAGGCTATGGATTTAAGCCCGACGCGCAAACGCCTCAAGATCATGCGCCTAAGATTTCTAGTCCGAATGAGGTAGAGCGCCTTACGAAGGATAATAAGGTTGCCGTTTTTGACGCTAAAACCAAAAAATTCCTACGGTATAAATAATGGATAATCCGGCATGGGAAGACACGCAGCCGGTTCAAGCGGAAGCCTTGCGGGCGCCCGCCTCTGCGGATAGTTCTGCTCCCCCGGCTTGGGAAGATACGTCTCCTGCACCGGAATCCGAAGCCCCATCATGGGACGAAACCACGGATCTTCAATCTCAGTACGGAACCCCTGGGCAGCAAGCTTTAGCTGGATTAGAGGGAATCGGTCGTGGCGTATTGGGGCCTGTCTTTACGGGTGCCGAAAGTCTATTGGGCGGAAATCCCACGGCCATGCGTCTTCGGGAGGAAGCAAACCCCTGGACCGCTGGACTTTCTGAGGCCGGTTCCTTTGCCGCTACCACGGCACTTACCCTGGGAACCTCTGCCGAAGCGCGAGCGGCGCTTGAGGCCGGGGAAATTGCCTCTAAGGCGGCTCAAGGAACTTCTACCGTTGCGAAGATTGCCAAATATGGCACTGTGCCGGGCCTTGTTGGCCAGCTTGGCGAAAAGGCCGGTGCCGCTGCACCATTCCTAAAGACCTCTGCGCGATTAGCCACGGAGCTAGCTGCGCTTCAGGGCGGTTCCGAGATTTCTAAGGCAATCGAGCAAGACCCTAATCAAACAGCTCAAAGCGCGGTTAATAACGTCTTACTGTCTGGCCTAATTGGGGGAGTTGCTGGCGTCCCGCTCGGCATGGCTTCCTCGGCATGGGAAAAGCTTTCCGGTCCTACGGCTCAGCGGATATTGAGTCGAATCAAGACCGACTGGGGCATGGGCGATGCGCTTCCGAAGGAAGATCAGATTGTTTCCCCGAACCTTAAAAAGGTGCTCAGCCTAGCCGTTCCAGGCATGTCTCAAGATTTAATGGAAGAATACGCTGCGCAGCGCGATTTGATTAGAGCCGCACCGGAATTCCCTGAAGTTTACGGCCACGCCCTAGACCATATCCTAGACATGCAGGATAACCTGGAAACCAAAAAGGCGACCGTTGCGGAAGCCAAGGCCGGGTTTGATAAGTTCTTAGATGAGCAAAAACTATCGCTTCGCCAACAGGGATATGATGCCGCTGCCGCCGATAGGGTAGCTAAACAAGCCGCAAAAGAAGCCTCGGATCGAATCGCAATCGGTTTGCAGGCGTGCGCCCAAGAGGCATCGTCTCAAGCCTTTTCTGCGGTTCAAAAGCTCCGAACTGACGCATTGGCCAAGTCTGCCGGTGCTATGGAAATCCTTGAGAACACGCCCGGAACACTTTCCCTAAAGCCCATCTATGATGCCGTTAACCCCATGATGCAAAAACTCTATGAACAGGGGTTTCCGGAGCGGGCCAAGGCATTGGGCGACGTTATCAACAACTTTGCTCAGCAGTATGGCGATGAAGCCGGTTTTCCTCAAGTTAAGCGCATGGTTCAGGGGCTTCAGCAAAGAGGTAACTGGTCCTTTGGCGCCAATGAAATCGCCAATGGTTTGACGCCTTACTTTAATAGCTTGAGTGGCCGTCTTAACGACATGCTGAAAACGGCTGTAAAGCCCTATGGCGAGGCAATGCTTCCTACGGCTGATTCCTTTGCGTTGCTAAACAAGCTGGATCGCTATGCTACCCCCGAGCGAGCCTTAAAGTCTGCTGTGGCGATTGATAAGCCCGTAAATTACGCCATTGATATGCCGGTTCTGAAGGAGCTTGAGCAAAAGACCGGAATCAACTTTACGGATCGTATTGAACAGTACGCTAATCCAGAGGTTCGGGAAAAGATGGTTCAGGCCACGCCCGAATATCAACGCTCTGTGAAAACGGCCAAGGCGCTGCAAGAGCTGAAAGACCCTGAGACACAGGCGGCGCTTCAACGTGCTCCCTATCTTTCTCAGGCCGCGCAAAAGCTAGAGGCCGCCAAATCGGCTTTAGAGGCTCAGCAAGAGCGTATGGTTCCGCTCAAAGGCATTAATGAGAATACCTTAGAAGGAAAACTAAAGACCGTCATGGCCGGAAAGAATATGGCCGCCATGAAAGCCCTTAAAAATATCCCCGGCATGGAAACCATGGGCGATATGACTATTCCGGAGATTCTGAACCTTATTCGCGTGCGCGAAGCCTTTGAAAAAGGCGCTATGAATGGCTCTAGGAACGTAAACCTCTTTGCCAATATCGGGCGCGGCTTAGGTGGATTAGCTGGCGCTATTTTTGGCCATGGCATTACTGGTGGATATGTTGGTGGCTCTATCGGCGGCATTATTGGTGGTTCGGTAGATAAGGAAGGCCCGGACCTGGTGCGTGCCGCGTTGGATCGGTACCTAGATAAGTTTGGGGATCTTCCCAAGGCATTCGGAACGGATGAGAACACGGCGAAGGCCGGTCTATTGCATTTCCTCGGAAGAGACGTTCCTCCTGACGCGAAGGCGTTTAAATCGACGATTAACTACCTCGGAGCAATCAAGGCAGCGGGTCAGCTTACGAAAAGCGCGGTTGGATCTATCTTCGATGGCAGCAAGACGGTTCCGAACCATATCTGGACGAGTATTGATAGCGTTAAAAAGCTAGATGAGAAGACAAAGGCCCTGAAGGGTAATGAGCAAGGCCTATTGCATGTAGGCGGCGGCCTTGGCCATTATATGCCAGAACACGGACAAGCCCTGTCCCAGATGGCGGCTAATGCGGTTAATTATATTAATCAGAATCGCCCGATGACCCAGCAGGATGCTCCCATGGATGAGCCCATGGATCCCACTCCTGAACAGGAATATGCTTTCCATCGCGGCCTAGAGCTTGCCGATCAACCCATGAGCATTATCAAGCGGATTAAGGACGATACGATTTTACCCGAGGACGTGCAGCACCTAGCGGCTATGTATCCGGCCTATTATCAGCATATGAAGAATGAAATCACGGATGCAATGACGCAGCACCTTTCGGATGGGAAGACGATTCCCTATAACCTGCGCCAGAACCTTTCCGTATTCCTTGGTGAGACGCTAGACAGCAGCATGAGCCCGCCAAATATCATGGCAGCTCAAAACGTGTTTGCTACGCAACGGGCAGCCGCGATGCCAGCCCCGGCCTCAAAGACTGAGAAGCTAGCTAAGGCTAGTCAATCTTATCAAACCAAGGACCAATCGGCGTTGTCCAGGAATCAGGCACCGGCCTAAATCTTGATAATTACGCGGTGATGGGAACGGCTAGGGTGGTGGGACATGAGCCCATATTGCCCCTGCTTTATGGCGATTAATTGCCCCATCGTCCAATAAACAACGAATGGGACCGAGATAAGGGACAATATCCAAATTACGAACCAAAAAAATAGTTTAAGCATGGGGCGTTATTTATTACGCATTACAGCGTAAGTCAATCGGGAAAGCAGCAAAAACCCCTTATTTGAGGCCGGAAGATCTTCGGCTTAAGGATAAGGAGACCCCATGTCCACGAGAAGTTCGCTACGCCCCGAGGTTGTGATTAATGCCGCCAGCATGGCCGCCAATATCACCTCTAGCCCCACGGTACTTCAAAGCCTGACACTCGGCACCTATGCCTATTCCTGGTCGGGGTCTTCGCCGGTTGGCTCTCTGGCGATTCAAATTTCAGACGATTATTCACTAAACCCCAATGGAACCGTAAACAACGCCGGAACGTGGAACACTGTATACGTTACGTTAAATGGTTCCACGATAACGAACTCGATTCCAATTTCGGGCAATAGCGGGAACGGAATTGTGGAATGGTCCACGGGCGCCTATGCAATTCGGACTGTATACACGGCGGTTTCTGGGACGGGAACGCTAAGCGCTACTATCGTAGCGAAGGTGGCCTAGGTGGCTAACTTTTACGCTCGGTATAACGGCGGCTTATTTGGTGGCGGAGGCGGAGGCGGGGGCGCCGCTCCTTATTCTGGAACTAAATCGCTTGCCAGCGGTGTAAGTACAGCTTCAGTTACGTTTTCTACCGCGCTTGCTTCTACTCCTTCCGTGGTGGCTATGCTTAGTTCTGGATCTACTGCTAATATTATTGCGGTACAGGGGTATTCGATTTCCACAACGGGCTTTTCCGTACAATTATCAACTTCTACGCCCGATAACTCATACGTTTTAAATTGGATTGCGAGCGTGGCAAATGATTAGGTTTTTCCTTCCCCTTCTGTTCCTTCCTGCGATTGCATTCGCTGGCAACTTCGCGGCGGATAACTTTCTGGCGAATAAATCCGTTGAATACTTTGACCCTGCGGGCTCTGGTTATGATGTGAAAATTCAGGCACCGGCCCTTACTGCCGGGTGGGTTTTCACGCTTCCTATTGGCCCCGGTACGGCCAACTATCAACTAATCACGGATGGGAACGGCAATACCTCATGGGCGGCTCCCCCCGCTGCCGTAACTCCTGGCGGTTCCAATACGGACGTTCAGTTCAATAACTCGGGTGCATTCGGCGGAAGCTCTAACCTTACGTGGAACGGATCGCAGCTCTACGATGGCGGAAACCTTGAGCTCCCGGCCTCTACGGCAACAACGGGGATTTATTACAGCGGTTCCAATACTTTCCTCCATAACTTTGCAGCGAGCGGGACCACGGGCGAGAATACTTTCTTAGGTGTCGGCGCGGGAAACCTGTCTCTGACTGGTTCTTCGTCTGGAACGCAGGGTTCCCTAAATTCCTGCTTTGGCTACGAGTCATGCGCGAACCTAACGACGGGTGCGCAGAACGTAGTGGTGGGCGCTCAAGACGCCATTACGAGCGGTACTCAGAACGTAATCATCGGGGAGGGTGCAGGTTCTAGCCTAAACGTTGGTGGGGCAAACGTAGCCATCGGATACAATGCATTCAGATACACCATTGGTGCCAGCTACATTACGGCAATCGGAAACCTTTCCGGTGGTGGCGATACGCTTGGGGCGCAAAGTACCTTTGTCGGCTTTGAATCCGGATATGGAGCACGGGGAAGCAACAATACCGGCTTCGGGGTTCAGGCCCTTCTCTTTGCAACAGGAGGAAACAATACCGGAGTAGGATACGAGACGGGTTCCAATCTATCTTCGGGAACCCACAATATCCTGATCGGTGACAACCCGAGCGCGGCGGGNGGGATTACTACTGGTTCCTACAATATCGTAATCGGGACGGATCTAACGATCCCGACGAATACTAGTTCCAATCAGCTAGACATTGGGAACCTGATTTTCGGAACGGGACTTACTTCTGGCAGTACTCTATCGACCGGCAGCGTAGGAATTGGGGTTTCGTCTCCTTCTTATAACCTGGACGTTGCGGGAACCATCCACGCATCTTCTGGATTGTATGGGCAAACGCTTCAGCTAAACGGATCTAGTTCGGGCCATACCACTCTAAGCCCCGGATCTACTCCTACGGCCCATACCGTAACGCTTCCTTCTAACGTGTGCTCTAGCGGGCAAACCTGGACAGACAACGGCTCTGGCGTAATGAGCTGCGCCACCCCTGCGGCGGGAACCGTGACGGGCGTTTCGGTGGCATCGGCAAACGGGTTTGGCGGATCTTCATCGGGTGGTGCCACACCCGCCCTAACGCTTACCACTAGCTGCAACGGGGTTTGCAAGGGCAACGGAACGGCTATTTCCACGGCTACGGCTGGGACGGATTACGCGGCGGCCACTACGGGGACCAGTTCGCAGCTATTGGCCAACAACGGATCGGGCGGTTTCTCTAACGTAACCGTGGGGACCAACCTTACCTTTTCTGGCGGAACCCTTTCCGCAACCGGTGGCGGTTCCTTTCCCCCTACCTATACCCACTCCGTCACGTTCACCTCTACGGGCGCCTTTACATGGACGGTTCCTAGCGGCGTGACGAACGTGGGCGTGGTTATCGTGGGCGCGGGGGGCGGGGGCGGGGGTTCTCAAAGCAATAACTCGCAACCTGGGGGCGGTGGTGCGGGTGGTAGCGTAATCGAGGCGCAGGGCGTGGCCGTATCGGCTAGCGCGGTAATCAGCGGCTATATCGGCTCTGGTGGCGCTGGAGGTACTGGTTCGGGCTCTGCCGGTAACAACGGAACCAACGGCGGCGATTCGATTTGGGGCATGTTTGTGGCCAAAGGTGGAACCGGGGGCGGGGGCGCTCAAAACACTACCTCTACCGCTCATGGTAACGCCGGGGGCGCTGGATTCTCCGCTAGCAGCCAATGCTTTGACTATACCCAACAAACTTATTCCTCCCTTGGCGCATCCAACGGCTATTCCTGTGGCGGTGCCTATGCCGGTTCGGGAAGTACGGCCTCGGCGGGTGGTGGCGGCGGCGCGGGTTCCGTAGGCGGAACGGCTACAAGTTCTGTGACGGGCGCTGGTGGCCCTGGATGGACCTCCGTTCTTACTGGTTCCTGCTACGGAGGCGGCGGTTCGGGTGGTGGTCATACTGGCCTAACCTCGGGCGCTACTACTTGCGGCGGTGGCGCGGGTTCCGTGGCCTCGGGTTCGCCTGCGGGTAACGGCGCGAACGGTACTGCCAATACGGGTGGCGGTGGTGGTGGTGCCGCCGGCAACGGTTCAAACGTAACGGGCGGAACGGGCGGAAGCGGTTTTGTCGCAATTTACTACTAGGGGGTATCTATGAAGTTTTCTGATCTTCAAGCAATGGTGGCCGAACTCGTAGCCTTGGGCGTGCCTGGTTCTACTCTTATCCAGTATCAGTGCTCTGTAGCTAATCCTGCTGGCGCTGTGTGCGGAATCAATCCTACGGGGTTCGTGCTCCAGGGAATGGACGCTACCTATGCGCTTTCCGGCAATCCCCCGGCTTGGGCGGCAGTCAATGTATCCCAGCAGCCTGCGGTGATTTTGGGCCAGCAATAATAGAGGTATGCCATGGATTGGCTAATCGATATCCCGGAGATAGTGAAGCAAATCGGTGACGGACCCTTTAAGGTCATCGTGGCGGCAATCCTATATTACGCTTTTAAGGAATTAAGGATGCTTCGGGTATCAGTTGGAAAGCTCCATGAGGCTATCGCGGTAATTGTGGAGCGCACCGCATCGCATGAAAAGCGGATTAGCAAACTTGAAAGGAAACGATGAGAAATTCACGAGTAGTAATTTTAAGCGCAGCCGATACGGCTTCCCAGACTGGTTCGGCGTTTTTCTCTGGCCAATGGGTATCGGCTAGCTTTGCTCCCGTTTTTGGCGATACCAGTGCGAATGGCACCCTTAAAATCCAATGCAGCAACGATCTTGAAACCGGAAGCCCATATACCTTCGTGCCTACCAATTGGTGCGATATTCCAAGCGCCACTAGCACGATTGCCTCGGGAGTGGGGCCAGTGATTACAATTGGTAATATGAATTTTGGCTATATTAGAGCCGTGTATACTAGATCTAGCGGCGGTAGTTCGACTATCATCGTTAACATGAACGTTCTATCTATTTAGGGAGATACAAATGAACTTTTCGCAAATTATCGCTAGCCTTAAGCTTTTGCTTCCCGGTCTTGAGCCGGTGGTGGCCGCTCAGGTGGATGGTCTGCTTCAAAAAGCTGAAGCTGCCATTGACGCCAAGATCGGTTCGCCCGACTGGAAGCTGGCCGCTGACCTTCTTATGGCCGCTATCCAGCATTTCGCTGATGCTGAGATGGCTAAAGTTGCTGTCCCTTCCGCGTAATGGCCACCCCGCCCGTCACGGTTACTTCCGTATTGGAAAGTATCTGGGCAGATGCGGGGGCGCCCATTCTAATAACCGCATTGAACTCGGTAATACCGGGTATTAGTGCGGTTTTTGCTTTGCCCATTATTGGGCCTATCCTGACTTGGCTTTTGAATGGCGCTGTAAATAAGCTGATCGTGGCTGGCGTCATTGATATCAAGATCGGTATAATTTCATTTATGAGCACTGAGGCTCAGGCCAAGTGGGCATCGGAGCTTACGATATTGAGCCAAGTGCAATCTGCGGGCGGGGTACTTACGGATGAACAACGTGCAGCTTATGATTCGGCGCTACAGTCTTTGGTGTCTTCTCACGGCGGCGTGGCCAATGCTTAGCGGGTGCGGGGCTTCCACTCCGGTGGAAATCCCTGATTTCGTAGTCACGGGCTGGATTGGCCCGGTGGGTGGGCCTAATGATGCGTGTAGCAGCGTGCATACTAATTCTACTGGCATTCCTCCTGTGCATCACAATCTCAATGACTGCCTCAATATGCTCCAAGGCGCAATATTCATGGATGGTGCCGCATTTAATGTACTGGTCGCTGGGCGCGATACACTTTGTACGGAAACGAATACTTGCACGTATGAGCAAGCCCAATTTGCAGCCAAACTAAAAAACGTAATTAACCAGATTCAGAAGGTAAATCCTCGTGGCAAGTGAGGACATAACGGAATTGGCTGGTATCACTAAGGCCGAGATAAAGAAAAAGCGTAGGAAACGCAAAAAGAAGGTCAGGAAGACTAAATAAACCGCCCGCACGGAAGCGAGGTTTATGGCAAGGACAAGGGTTTTTGCGATTCCCGATCTTCATGCGCCTTTTACCGATTGGAAGAAGGTCGCCAAGGTCTATAGAGATATAGACGACGCCAATCCTGACTATGTTGTGCAGCTAGGGGACGCGCTGGACTTTTTCTGCTTTAGCCGGTTTGCTAGATCCCACAATATCATGACGCCGGAGGAGGAAGTAGAGGAGGGACGCGCTGGCCTGGTCCGATTCTGGGACAACGTTCATAAAGCCGCACCCAAGGCGAAGTTAATCCAGCTTGCGGGGAACCACGAGGCCCGCTTGGTAAGATCGGCCCTAGAGCGGTTTCCGGAGGTTTACAGCCTTCTAACGCGGGCTCAAGGGGACTTTTATAAGTTTAAGAACGTCCAAACGATTCAGGACCACCGGCACGAACTAGAGATTAACGGAGTGATTTACTGCCACGGATGGCTAACCCAGCTAGGTGCCCATGCGCGTTATTTCCAGCGTTCCGTGGTTCACGGGCATTCGCATAGGGCTGGCGTTTTGCACCTATCGGGGGATAAGCGCAGCTTTTTCGAGCTTGATTGCGGATATTTGGCAGATAAATCGCAGGTTCCGCTTCAGTACGGTGCTACGAAGACGGTAAACTGGGTGCAGGGGTATGGTGATATAGATGGCCAGGTTCCGAGGTTTGTCCCCGTATGACAAAGACCAAAGAGCTGGAAATGCTCGAATACTGCATAAGGCTAACCTACTGCGGAATGCCGCCCGCCTATATTCGGTTCCTGATGCTACGAAAGCACCTGGAGCTTCTGGAAGAGCTTAAGAATAGTCAGGCTCAAAACGAGGAGGGCGAGGAGTGGCGGGGCGAACGTCCTTAGGGGCCTTTCCCTTTACCTGATCCTGGTTAACCTTATAGCGAAGCTCAGCCGCCATGCAGCCGCATGATTTAATGCGTCCACGGGAAAACTCAAATCCCCGTATGCTCTTTTCCACGCCGCAATCGCAACGGCATATCCAGCGTCCATCATGGTCATATTTGATCACTAAAAGGTAATTGAACTTCATTCCCTCGTAGTTATTACGAATGCTCATAGAGACGTAAAACTGGATACGATCTCCGCGTCCTTTTTTTCCCAATAGGCGTCGTATTTCCGAAGCAGTTCACCGATATGCTCTTTAACACCCGGCGCGGTTTCCGAAAAATGGTGAATAGCCTTAAGGGCGCCCTTCATTTCGGCGCAAATCATGACCAACTCGGTATCGTTGACTTTCACTTAACATACTCCACTAGGGCGGCGAGGAGCTTTTTAGCCATTTCCCCTTTAGCGGTTCGGCGCCCAAGCTCGATATCGCAGAGGTAGGAAATGGAAATCTTGCAACGGGAGGATATTTCGCGAAGCGTTCGCCCATTGGCGCGGCGTGCTTTGCGGAACTCTGTCCCGTCGATGNCGGTTATAACTGAATTTTTAGTAAGTTTTTTCATACGCAGCGTAGCGTATATCTGAAATCAGGAATTGAAAAGAGAAAAATAGCCATTGCGCATTTACGCATTCTGGCGTAGATTCGGCTTATGGAAAAGCATGATTCAAGTATAGCTGAACAGCGGCGCAAACTGGAAGCGGCAATTATCGAAGTTCAAATAGCCTATAACGGCTTTCCCGGCCCCCTAAAGCCCGGATTTAATTTCCTGCATTCCAGCATGAGGCACTCCAAGGGGCCAATCGAATACAGCGGGATTTATGGATACCTAGACAATAACCCTTACGCGGGATCAATCAGAAAGAGGAACGGATGAAGACGTTTAAAACGCCCAAAGGCACAGAATTACCCATGCTGGATATGCGCGGGAAAGATTACCTTCAGGTAGCGTGGCGCCTTGTGTGGTTTAGAGAAGAACGCCCCCTATGGGGCATTGAAACGGAGATATTGAGCCATGACGAAAAAAGGTCACTCGTTAAAGCAACGATCAAGGACGAAACCGGACGAACCATTAGCCAGGCCACGAAGCAGGAAGATACGGCGGGTTTCAAAGACCACCTGGAAAAAGCTGAAACTGGAGCTATTGGGCGGGCGCTCGCGCATGTCGGATTTGGAACGCAATTTGCTCCGGACATTGATGAGGGCGAACGCATTGTCGATTCGCCTCTGTCAAAGCATGGAGAAAGTATTTCGGCCCCGAATATCGCTGATCCAGCCGCCTACGTCGTCAAGGTCGGCCAGTACGCCGGAAAGCGAGTAGACCAAATCCCCGACATTAGCGGTTGGGTGGGGTTCCATTCGATGAATAAGAAACTAAACGGCCCGATGCTTGAGGCGATTCAGATGGCGCAGAAATTCCTGGATGGGAAAAAATGAAAACTTTCAATGTAGAAGCATTACTCGGCGATTTCCTGGAACGCTTAGATAAGGCGGAAAAGATCGACGCCATTAACGATATTAAGCGGCAGCTACAGAAGCATAGCCCGTTTGCCACAGAGCCGGTTGATTGCGTTATTTGGGTTCCCTCTGATCTTGTTGAGGCAAACGACTATAACCCCAATAGCGTAGCCCCCCCTGAAATGGCCCTTTTGGAGCAATCCATTCTGCAAGACGGGTATACGCAACCTATCGTTACTTGGCTCAGGGAGGGGATTTATGAGGTGGTGGACGGGTTCCATCGTAATCGCATCGGCAAGGAAAGCCTTGAGGTGCGAAAACGGGTGCATTCATTCTTGCCCGTGGTGGTCATCAATCACGGCAGGGAAGACATTACGGATCGGATGGCATCAACGATTCGCCATAACCGCGCCAGGGGGAAGCACAAGGTCGAGGCCATGAGCGATATCGTCATAGAGCTTAAGCGTCGGAATTGGTCTAACGAAAAGATCGCCAAGAATTTGGGAATGGATCAGGACGAAATCCTGCGCCTTTGCCAAATAACGGGTCTTCAGGAGCTGTTCGCGGATCAGGAGTTTTCTAAATCCTGGGACATTGACGACGCTGAAGACGATTTCACGCCGTTGCAAGAAAATGACGGGGATAAGGTGAAGATTGAGCCCAATCGCATTCTGCATACCTGGGACAAGTGGGAATGCTACCCGGCTGGGTTCTATGAAAATAAAAAAGATGGAATGACGAAGGAGCAATGCAATGAAGAGTATCGCGCTTTTCTAAGCAATATTCCGAGATTTGAGGCGGCCATGGAACGCGTAACTACGGAGTGGAAAAATAGCTGCCAGCATTATTTGACGAATGAAAACATGAACCGGATTGCATGGATGGGGCAAGCCGCTCTTTGTATTGAAACCGGGATTCCGTCGATTTTTCGAGGCGGATTTATGCTATTAACCGAGGATCAGCAGCGGCAAGCAAACGAAGCAGCTCTAAAATACGTTAATCGCTGGCTCATAGGAAATGACCGCGCCGAAATCACCATGGAAGACGCTACGGGAAAAACTGAGGCTAATCTTTACTAATATGCCAAACCTTAAGCGATACCAGGAAGATGACGTTTTAACCGCATCGCGCAAGCGCATAGAAACGACGTTTGATAACTTTGAGCGCGTCTATGTTTCCTTTTCCGGGGGTAAGGATAGCAGCGTAATGCTTCACCTCGTGATGGAGGAAGCAATTAAACGCGGGCGAAGAGTCGGCGTTTTAATCATAGACCTAGAGGCTCAGTACACGAAAACGATTGAGCATATCCGCGATATGGTAGCTACCTATAAGGACCATATTGACCTCCATTGGGTATGCGTACCTCTTTTGCTTCGTAATGCGGTGACGAACTATGAGCCGCGTTGGACGTGCTGGGATGAGGACAGGAAAGATATCTGGGTGCGGGAAATGCCCCCCGAGGCAAAGACGGGGAAGGATTACCCTTTCTTTATTCCTAAGATGGAATTTGAGGAATTTATCGTCCTATGGGGCGTTTGGTATGGGCAGGGGAAAAAGACCGCAGGATGTATTGGCATTCGCGCCGATGAAAGCCTGAACCGATTCAGAACGATTGCCGTTTTTGAAAAGGAAACATTTAACGGCTACCGCTGGACCACAAGAATCGAGGACGGCGTTTATAACGTGTATCCGATTTACGATTGGCGAACTGAGGATATTTGGCGGTTCCATGCGAAGTTTCCGCAGAAAGCGCATAACCAGATTTACGACCAAATGCACAAGGCCGGTGTACCGATCAGCCAGCAGCGTCTTTGCCAGCCCTATGGTGACGATCAGCGGCGTGGCCTATGGCTTTACCATATCCTTGAGCCGGAAACCTGGTTTAAGCTAATCGCCCGCGTCAATGGGGCAAACTCTGGCGCCCTGTACATTAACGAAAACGGCAACGTGACGGGGTATAACAAGATTTCCAAGCCGGAGAACCATACCTGGAAGAGTTTCTGCAATCTTCTCCTTCAATCGCTACCCACTCCTACGAGAGAGCATTACATAAAACGGTTCCGGTCTTTTATTAAGGGTTGGCGCGGGCGTGGATATGCGGAGATTCCGGATGAGTGCCCGAAGTCATTAGAAGATCGCCACTGGGCACCAAGCTGGCGGCGTATGTGCAAGGTTCTGCTTAGGAACGATTACTGGTGCAAGGGATTAGGACAAACGCAGCCAAAGAGCGAAGCCTATGGGAAATACTTGGAACTTAAAAAGAAAGCTTCGATTAGTTAGAGGGTATTCGTATTTCTTTATCTTCGACTGCCGCGCTACCGCTTGGCCGCCGCGCCCTCCGAAACTTTTGGATTACCAAAAGATTTCTACGGGCTTGGGGATCATCTTTAGGAGATTTTCAAAAAAGTATGGAAGAGATTAAGAAGGGAAGAAACAAGAAACCAATGGGTAGCATATTTTTTGCGGTTTTTCAAGAAAAATCGTATTTTTGTCAACGGAGGATCTATGGCCAAAATGAATTACGCAAAGATGACTAGGGATCGGCGCTCTGCATCCAGCTACTATGAGGAAAAGCGCTATGAATCGGCTAAGGATGCCCACCTCAGGGCGCTCCGCAAAGCGTGGGCGCTTTGGAAGACCGGCAAGGGCCCCAAGCCCAACTGGAACAACGGCTAAGAGGGGGCGGGTACCGCTTTGAAGAATAGTGATAAATGGGCAGACCTTTTTGGATCGGAATGGCCTTGGGTGCAACGCTTAGGGAAGGCAATTTCCGATCCCGAGGAGAAGCGCGTATTTTGGGAAACCGTACGGGATAAGAAGCTCGCTGATCCTTCTTACAGCATGTACGAAGATTTCCCCATGGCCGATTCCTCTGGCAGAAAGCGTATTGCGATGAAATACTCCCACGAAATTCTTCAGATGCTCCGGGGGAGGGGTAATGCCGAGAAATCCGACCGTGACGCGGATAGAGAGGAGGTGCCTCTGGTGCCAGAAAGCTCTGGATCGGGAGACGGGCTTTAAGGTCGTACGGATGCGCTATGGGCGTTCCCAGGTTTTTGAATTTCTCTGTGAGGCTAATCCCTGCGAAGACGCCTTCCTAAAAGACCGCCGCCTCTCCAATCACCTAGAGGCAATCATTAATGTTCCCTAGGAGGAAATTTGGAAACAAAAGAACCAAACTTGCCGGCCGAACATTTGACTCCCGCCTCGAGGCGGCTGTCTTTTCTCTGCTATCACTACGTGAACGCGGAGGGGAAATCTGTTCTTTGTCCCATCACCCCGGCACGGTCTTCCTCACGCTCGCGCGCGTTCAGTACCGGCCGGATTTCCGCTGGGAAGAAAACGGCGAAACGCGCTACGGGGAAGCCAAAGGGTTCCAGACGCCGGAATGGCGAATCAAGCGCAGGCTCTGGCAATTCTACGGGCCTGGGCCCCTCACTATTTGGGCTGGATCTGCCGCCCGTATAACTCTCATCGAAACGATTATTCCGCAGAAAAGCTGAAATTATTAGTTGACGCCTCTTTTGTCATGCTATAACTCTTCTATCGAACCACTAATCAACAAATGAGGATTCGATATGGGATACCCGCATGTGAGTGACGATAAGCTAAAAGAGGCCCACCGCTACGTTCTGGATGGGGAATCAATCAAGGACGCCTGCGAAAAGTCCGGCTTCCATCCCGCTACCTATTACCTGCGCCGCAAAAAGGGCACCCTACCCCGAACGCGCCGGGTGAATCAGGCCAGCACCATGATTGATCTTTCCGAGGAACCGGTTTCGGCCACGTTGGCGCGGGCCCCGATCCCGAGCGATGTGCTCAATCCCCAAAATCTGCGCGGAAAGGTTGTGGTCCTTTTCGGCGACGCGGAAACGATCTTCTCGAGCCTGAAAGGAATTCTGCAATGAGCATCGCCATTCGCTTCGTCATCAAGAACGTTTACATGGGCAAAAACCATCGTGGGCTTCAGGAAGAGATTGACAAGCAACGTCAACTCAATCCCCTTTTCGCCCAAGCCATCAAGCCGGCAGGTTCCCTGGTGCTGTTCGTAAACACGCGCAAAACGGCCGCCAAGCTCTTTACCGTAGACGGTAACGTAGTTGCCTACCTGCGCATGGATAAGCCCATTACCGCCGCCGATATCGATCAAATCCCGGCAGCCTTTGGTGGGGATGTGGTTTGTACCAATGCCGTGCGCGGCGCATTGCGCAAACTTCTCGCGCTCGAGAAGGAAACAAAAACTGTAGCGTACGCCTAATAAATAAAACGAAAACTAAAGGAGAAAAAGTGAAAAAAGGAAAAGGTATTATCGGTAAAAAGATGATTGTGCGTGGAAACGTTGCGGGAGTACACGCGGGAATTGTTGAAGCAGTAGATTTCGCTACGCAGACCGTGACGCTGGTTAAAGCGCGCAGGCTATGGCGGGTTTATACCAGAGATAGTTCTGGATCGATTAGTGATATCGCCGCGAATGGGCTTAAGACGAATGGTGGCCATTCGATTGGCGCCATGGTGGAGTCTACTGTGATCGTGAACCCTCCTGGCCTTGAATTGTCCGAAATGACCGATAAGGCTTATGCGTCTATTCTAGCTTGGAAAGACTGAATCCATGGAGGAAAGAACACTATATAGAGACGGGCTTGAGGAGAAAATCATCGGCCCAATTCGAATAAGAGTCACTTCGGATGGGCACACAATAGAAAGCTATAAGCTTTCGAATGGTAAGCGAAGGTTTTTCGCTACGCTTTCTGGAAGTCATTGGTGTGCGCATGGAGATACTGTTTCCAGCGCCGTGGCCGATGCTTTGTGGAAAGACCCATTAAATCGGCCNTCAATGGAATCTCTTGTAAAATCCATCAAAAAAGATGGAATAAATCGCAAAATAACATTGAACGAGTTTCGTGTGCTAACTGGCGCATGTCTTGCTGGGTGCCGATCGGCTTTGGCTAGAGCGGGTAGGGACGAAACTCCGATGACAGCCAAGGAAATTAGAGACATTGTTTCTAAAGATTGGGGAATAAAGCTAATTTCTGTCTTGGGCTGGACCGAGAAATTATCATGATAGATGGGCGTGGTTCCGGTTCCGGTTGCGGTTCCGGTTACGGTTCCGGTGACGGTTCCGGTTTCGGTTACGGTTCCGGTTTCGGTGACGGTTCCGGTGACGGTTCCGGTTTCGGTTACGGTGACGGTTGGGAAGAGGTGAAGTCGTGATAGATGGGCGTGGTTCCGGTTCCGGTTTCGGTTACGGTTCCGGTTTCGGTGACGGTTCCGGTTCCGGTTCCGGTTTCGGTTACGGTGACGGTTCCGGTGACGGTCCCGGTTCAGGTTACGGTTACGGTTGGGAAGAGGTGAAGTCGTGATAGATGGGCGTGGTTCCGGTTCCGGTTGCGGTTCCGGTTACGGTTCCGGTGACGGTTCCGGTTTCGGTTCCGGTTTCGGTGACGGTTCCGGTTCCGGTTCCGGTTTCGGTTACGGTGACGGTTCCGGTTTCGGTGACGGTCCCGGTTCAGGTTACGGTTACGGTTGGGAAGAGGTGAAGTCGTGAAGCTTGAAAACACACTGATAGCTATAGCACTACTAATATGCGCAATTTCAGCCGTGGCAGGCATTGTCGCGGGGAGGGGGAAGAAATGACCGGATTTGGAGTACCGAAGCTTAAACCGAGCCTGCCTAGCGCAGCGCCAGATCAGGGGGAGAGTATGCAAACGATGAGTGGGACGGGCCTAGCTATGACCAGGTATTACGAAGGGCTGGTGCTGGTAGCCGCAGACGATGGATATGGAACGCCTACCGTTGGCTATGGGCGCATCAAGTACGATGACGGAACGCCGGTAAAGATCGGCGATACCTGCACCGAAGCGCAGGCCGAGCAATGGCTAGCTGAGGATGTGGAAAAAGATGGCGCTAAGTACGTTAGGGCGTGGGCGACTATTCCGCTTACACAGAACCAATTTGATGCACTTGCGGACTTCGGGTTCAATCGGGGTGCCGGAAATCTACAGAAGCTTTTAGCCATGGGCCAGTCCCCGGCCAAGCTGGCAGCGAATATCGCAGCGTTCGACGACGTTCTGCGAACAACTTCGCATTTGCTCCTAGGCTGGCAGCGCAGGCGCAGGAGCGAGGCGGCCATGTTTCAAGGCAACGACTGGAGTGCTTTTTGTTCATGGCACCCTTGAACGATTCGCGAGTAATCTGCTGGTTCTCGTGTGGTGCTGCTAGTGCGGTAGCCGCAGCCCTCGGGCTGGGAGCAGAAGGGAAGGGGGAGAAGTGAAAATCCAAATCAAATGCCGATTTAGCGGGAACATTCTGTTTGAGAAGGAAGCCGAAAGCACCAAAGAGGCTCTAATATCCGCCGTTAAGGAGCACGCGAACCTGGAGGGCGCGTACCTGGAGGGCGCGAATCTGAAGGGCGCGAACCTGGAGGACGCGTACCTGGAGGGCGCGAACCTGAAGGGCGCGAACCTGGAGGACGCGTACCTGGAGGGCGCGAATCTGAAGGGCGCGAACCTGTATGGCGCGAATCTGAAGGGCGCGTACCTGGAGGACGCGTACCTGCAGGGCGCGAACCTGTATGGCGCGAATCTGAAGGGCGCGTACCTGGAGGACGCGTACCTGAAGGGCGCGTACCTGGAGGGCGCGAAAAACATTTCTTCATTTAACGGCGGAAGGCACTTCGCCATTGCCTGGAATTTCGAGAAAACCGTAATGGTGAAAATCGGCTGTATCTGCAAGCCGGTTAAGGAATGGCTGGCGCTGTGCGGGGGATACAAGACCATTGGGAAGAAGGAAGGCTACAGCGCAAAAGAGATTGCCGCCTATGGTGCGTGGATCAAGCTTGCGAAGGAGCTGCTGAAATGACCCTCGAAGCGTGGCGGCGGCGGCGGGCGGCGGCGGAGTATTGCAAGCGCCATAATAAGCATGAATCAGAGTATTCCGCTTTCCTCTCAGGCGCATCCTGGCAGCAAGCGATGGACGCGGAGCGGATTGCGGAACTGGAGAAATGCCCAAACGAAGCATGGGAATGCACCAAGATTCAACGACGCCTAGAGGCCAAGGTGGAGAGGCTTACAAAAGCACTAAAGGACATTATCGAGCACGAACTATATCATGGAGTAAACCAAGGCAAGCCAAGCGAAGAAATCGCCCGCCAAGCCCTGGGGGAATCCGATGAGTGAGACGAAGTATGCAAAGTGTGGGCACGATTTGACGAAGTGAGGAACGCATGAAAATTGGAGCAAGATTAGCGACGCTAAGAATGCGAGACGGGTTGACACTTCGCCAAGTTGAAGAGGCGAGCGGAAAGAAGGTGTCCAATGCCTATCTTAGCCAGCTTGAATCGGGGAAAATCGCTCGCCCGAGCCCTAACATTCTTTTCGCTTTGGCGGAAGTTTACGGATACCGCTATGACCTCCTCATGGAGGAAGCGGGGTATATTTCAGCGAGAGGCGCTAAAGATGGCGCTCCGATTGCCACGCATGTTTTTGGAAATCTTTCGGCTGAAGAGGAAGAACAAATGCTCGAATATCTTTCATTCCTCCGCCACAAGAAAAAGAAGAAATAGCCCTTTTCAAAGCTACTTCAAAAAGAATATGATGCCCGCGCCGCTCGGGAGGGGAAGGGCTAGCCATGATTCCCAAACGCCCGCACTAGATCCTTGAAAACTTAAAAAAACTTTGCTTTTTGCTTGAAAATTAACGTTTTGACCCTCATTCTTTGGCAGAAAGAGGGAAAAAATGGAAAAAACGCCAGCCGAACGCTTTAAAGAAGCTAACGAGAAGATGAGCGAACACTGTTTCAAGGTAGGACGTCTTCGCTATGATATCGAACTGGACGAAGAATCCTTAGAAAAGAAAAAGCTGGAATACCGCAATATGCGCGTCGATTTCGACCGCCTACGCAAGGAATTCAGTTCCGCATTCGAGGCGATGCAGTCTGCCAATAAGACCACGAAAGAGGCGGCCCCGCGCTTGGAGCTTCAGCAATGATCGGGTGGTTTAAAAAGCAGGCGCTAAAGAAGCAGCTTGAAGAACCCCGCGAACTCCCTACCGGCATGACCGCGTTCCATGAGTGGTCCGACCGGATCATATCCGGTGCCGGATTGACCGCTACGCCGGAAAGCCAGAAATATTGCCTCGCCAATATGCTTCTAAATCTTAAGCCTACCTGCGCTTTTGAAACGGATGTATACTTTATTCACGCGCTGCGCAAGTTTGCTATTAACCAAGTAGCAGACGAATACCGCAAAGTAACCTACCAGGCCCGTAAAGCCCAAGGAGACGGACACGATGCGCAAGGCGTGGCGCCTACCCCCACTGGATGAGCTGAAAAAGCTCTGGGATGAACGCCTCAAAGAAGATGGCTTTCACGATATCGAAGTGGAAAAAAACGGCACGCGGCAACTTAAAGCATATTCCGACGCCCCGACCCATGACGCGAAAATGACGCCAGAACAAGCGAAAATGAGGGCTCAATACTTTGCAATGCTTGAGTATTACACGCGGGATTGGCAGACGAAATTTGAAGACGAATCCGACCGCCTCATTATGGAAAGGACCGCTGCGGGATGCCTGATTTGGGAGATATCCAAGGAGCTGCGCGAGCGGGGAATGAAGAAAGCGAACCGCGACACGATCCGTTACATTCGCCGCCGCTACGAAACGAGGTGGGGCATTCGGGCATGGGAACCGAAAGACATGGTGAGCAGGAAAGTGCCCAAGTCCTAGTTTTTGACCATCTTCCCGCGCAATATGAGGGGTTCGTAAAGAGTAAATGGAAAACCAGCCTCAAGCGCGGAAACCCCTATTACCGGCTTCAGGAAAGCAAACCGTATTATGAGGCTTACGAAGCGTACATTAATTCGATCTTTGCTCGCCCTGGAACGATTCTTAGGGTCTGTGTGCTTTCTGGCAGCCCTGATATCGCTCTTGGTTGGAGCGTCATTGGCGGCGGCATATTACACTATGTATATGTGCATTCACCCTATCGCGGTCGGGGCCTCGCACGGCTTCTGGTCCCTGTGCCCGTGACGAAAATCACTCACTTAACGCTAGTCGGCAAAAGCATCTGGCGTAAAAAGCTACCTCAAGCACTATTCGACATGTTCGCCTAAAGGAGTATCGATATGGCTAAAATTGATCTTAGTTTCGCAGAACTTCATGGCCCCTTGTTTCTTAATGGAATCTCATGGGGCGTTAAGCTCTTTAATAAGCAGGCGAAGGGGGAGCTGGATCTTTCCTATGACCAGGAGAATGGCGAACTTCACGTTACTCAGGTAAATTCCGGCGTTCAAGCTATCGTGCCCACCCCGAACGTGATTAGCATGACGCCGAAGACGAAAAAGAAGGAAGTGGCCGAAGCCCCGGCCCTAAAGAATCAGCACGTTACTGAGGGGCGTAAACCAGGAAGACCCTCCATTGCGCAGGCCCAAGTTTCGACGCCTCAGGATCACGTCTTTGCCGCTGCACCGGGGAAGACCCGTGACTAGGAATATTGGCAACGGCTGGAGGATGAGCGAAGAATACGGCGTGTCTAAGTGGCACCACGATTACTTGAAAACCATGGTGGAAGAGACGCTCGCCGAGGGCGCTCGCCCCATTCCCCTGGTTCCGAAAGAGTTTAAGGGAAAGCCCATTGCTGACCTTACGGCAGAGGAGAGAAAAGAATTCCTCTTTTCCATGCAGCCGAAAAGCACGCAGGAAGCCATCATTAAACAACGTGACCGCAAACCTGAAGATGACCTGGAATACACGCTGCGTCCTATCTCTGAAGATTACCTAGCCGTTAAGGATGCCAAGTCCCTGGATGAGCTTGTACCCATGCGGGAAATCTCTCCGGATGCCTATGCTTCTTATAAAGCAATGCAGCGAAGGGAAAAGAACACGAAAGGCACTAAGGGCCTATCCAGCGTGACGCCAGAAAGCAGGGAACGGGCCATTAACGCTTTTACCTACTCAGAGCCAGCTAACCCTTCGGTAAACGATCTAAAGCGCCTAAAGAAGCTATTGGGCCTCGAAGCAGTACCGGCAACGGAAGCCCCTAAAGCCCCCGTAAAACTTCCCTGGTGGCAGCGATGGAAGCCCAGTAAGGACTTTTGGGCTAGGTTTTGGGGTACATACCATCCGGGGGATGAATGACGCCGATTAGCTTTGCCCTGGAAATCCTCCTAGATTGCACTACGATTGAGCAGGCGCATAAGAAATGCCGCAAATTCATCAAGGAGCAGGAAAATGCCTTACCGGGACAATTCGCTAATAGTTTTCCTATCCATGGGATTGCTAATCATCGGCCTAGCGCAGCTCCTCCATCTGCTGTAGCGCAAGCCCCGAGCACGCAACGCCTCATGGCTGAGCATGGCTTAGAACCGCACCCGCAAGCTCCGGTAATCCCGACCATTAAGATTCAGCCCGCGACTATTGATAAGGAAACCGGGCGCCCGCAGGTGCAAACGGGGAATGGAACGGCTGGACCTAGAAAGTGGTAATGCAAAGCAGCAATTACCCCTTTGGTTAAATTGACATTTTGTCAAAAAGAAGGAAAATTGTATGGGATTCCAGAAGGGTCATAAAAAGACCGGCGGCATCCAAAAAGGCCAAGTTCATCGTAAAACGCGCGTAGAATTGGCTTGTGAAGCCGCTGGAGTAGATCCATTCAAAGTAATGGCTCTTATTGCCGCAGACGATTCGCATCCAGATAGAATGATCGCAGCCAAAGAACTGGCGAAGTATCTTGAACCCCAGAAGAAAGCGACTGAGATTACCGGCAAGGATGGGGAAGATATTACCATGCGCGTTATTGTCGAAGACTATAGCAAGTGAGCGATTGGCTAGAGCGTGAGCGTGCGCAGCGGTTATGGGAAGCGTCCGTGGTGGCGTATATCCTTGATGGGGGCCTGCTATTCTAGAGCTGCGAATAAAATTACAGCCTAAGCAGAAAGAATTCCGGAGGGCTCTTGAGACAACGCCAATTGTTCTTTTCGGTGGCGCTAGGGGTGGGGGTAAGTCTTATGCTTTGCGTAGCATATTCCTGTTACGTGCTTCAGAGATGCCTAAGCGCAATGCGGCGATATTCCGTAAAACTTATCCGGAGCTTGAAGCAAACCATATTCGCCCCATGTTCCAGGAGCACCCTGGACTAAGGCCCTTTTATAATGAATCCAAAAAGCTTTTAACGCTTCCAAACGGCTCAACCATACGCTTTGCTTACTGCGAGGGGGAAAAGGATGTCGCACGCGAACAAGGACAAGAAATCCACGATCTGGGAATCGATGAGGTTGGACAATGGGAAGAAGGAGTTTTCCGTACTATTCTCGGATCAAACCGTAGCAGTAATCCCAATATCAAACCAAGATGCGCGCTTTCTGCAAACCCTGGTGGATTGGGCCATCAGTGGCTCAAGCGTCTGTTCATCCAGAGACGATTTAACGAGCGGGAAAGAGCATTAGACTATGCTTTCATTCAGTCCCTAATCAACGATAACCCGGCCCTGATCGATTCCGACCCCGATTACGTCCATCGCCTAAACACGGAAACCAATGAAGCTTTGCGTAAAGCCTATCTCTATGGCGATTGGGATGCTATGGCAGGGCAATACTTTGGCGAGCTTCGGAGGGAAAAGCATGTCGTCCCGGACTTTCCTATACCTAGTCATTGGAATCGTTTTGGCGCTTATGACTATGGTTTCAATCACCCGGCTTCCTTTGGATGGTTTGCCGTTGACGAAGACGGAACGGTCTATCTATATCGACGGCTCAAGCGAAGACAGCGCCGCGTGGACCAGTTTGTTAGAGAGATTAAAGAATTCCCCGAAACTCGGCTTCTCGCTCCTGTCGTCGCCGGACTCGATTGCTGGCAGACTAAGGCTGTTCTTAGGGACGAAGCCCGCCCCCCAACGATTGCCGAGCAATGGCTCTGGGAAGATCCTGAAACGCCCAACGATTATGGTATCACCCTAAAGAAAGCCACAACCGACCGCATCCAGGGGGCGAACCAGGTGCGGAGCTACCTAGCGTGGCAGGACCGGCCAGGGGCTCAGCCGAGGCTTAAAATCTTTGAATCCTGCGCGGGCGTATACGATTGCCTTTCCAGCATGATCCATGATCCCGACAAGCCCGAGGACGTGCTAAAGGTTGACGCCTCAGATTCTAACCCCGATGGCGGGGACGACGATTACGATATGCTTCGTTACGGTCTAATGAGCAGGCCATTACTTTCCGAACCTATCCGGGCAAAGATTCCCGTTGGTTCTCCCGCCTATTACAAAAGCAAGCAGATTATAGACTGGGAAGCAGAGCGCGAGCGCATGACCTCTACTGGCGGCGATTGGCCGGATCAAGGCCAGTTAATCAATCCCTGGGAGTAAAGCAGCGTATTACCCAAGTTTGAGGGTAATTGATGCTGCCATTTCTCAAAAATAAAGACGAAGCCGGGGTTTCTGCGCCAGCGGATAAGATTGAGCGCAAATCCGATAACCCCGAAGAACTCGACCTCCTCGAAGGCTGTATCGAGGAACTAATTTCCGCAATCAAATCCGGGGACGCCAAGGCCGCCGCTCGCGCTTTCAAAGACGCCGCGGAAGTATGCGACGCCATGCCCCATACTGAAGGGGAGCATTTCAATGGCTGAAGTCCTGATTCTTAACCAACCGCAAGTTTCTGCGGGGCTTACTTCCGGCTCTGATACGCTTCAATATACGGTTCCCGCTGGGGCCGGGGGCGTTTACTATGCATCGGTTCAACTCACAGAGGTTCCCGTCTCGGGCCTATCCGTAATCGTGAAGCAGAACTCTTCGACTGTTTACACGGCTGCTACTCTCTCCCCCACTCAAATCGCCCAGCAATTCCGCTACTCCCAAGTCTATAGCGCCGGTGACGTAATCTCTGTGGTTCTTTCTTCGTCCACCGGCATTGACCTGGTGGCCAATAACGTCAAAGCGACCGTTGCGGTCGGGCAAGGAATGTAATGAGCGCACCTTTTAACCAGAACTCCTCCATCGCGGGCCTTAACTCCTATTCGGTAGCAATCCCCGTTGCTGG